CTGCAGGCCGCGGCGTGCTCGATTGAACTCGTGAGTGCCGCATCATGGAAGCAGGCATGCGGGCTCAGTCGCGACAAGCGCGCGAGCCTCGATCGGGCCCGACTTCTCTATCCGCACGCCAGTCTCAGCCGCGCGAAGGATCACAACCGCGCCGAGGCACTGCTGATCGCGCGTTGGGCTCATTGCCGCTCCCGGCAGGAGGCCGCATGAACGCATTGCCACCTGAAGTGAGCGCAGCCGTGTCCGCGCTCGCCCTACACGGCCGGCGCGACCCACAGCTCGCAGATCACCGACACATTGTCGCGAGATTTCTCGGGATGGGCGATGGTGACGGAGATCTCGATTTCGCGATGTGCGAGGCGCTCGACACTGCCGATGCCGCGGGCTTCATCCTCGAGCGAGACGAGGACGGCGCCGACCTGGCCGAGTCCTTCATGGACGTGCTCATAGGCCAGCTCGAAAGCATCGTGGCGTCCTTCAAGCGTCCAAGCGCGGCGGCTTCGTCCGAAGGAGAGGCCGCACCATGAGCCGTAAGCGCGGCTTCGGCCGAGACCGCCGAGTCGCACGCCGCTGGCGGGCCGAGTACGCCCGCAATGCAAGGTTACTGCTGCCTGCTGGGCTGCGCCGTCGCGCACGCCGCGGCAAGAGTGTTCGCGCGATCATCGAGGAGACATCAAAGTGACAGATCGATTCAATTTCAACCCGGAGCTGCTCGAGCGGCTCCGCTCCGCCACGCACGAGCTGCACTTGGTGCAGACGGAGCACCAGGCCGTCGAGGCCGCTCTGGCACGCGCCAGGGACACTGTGCAGACCGTAATCGCGACACGGGATCAGCTGATAGACGCAGTGCGCGCGCGCGAAGCTGCACACACCGTCTGCGTAGCCGCAGCGTTAAGCGCTGGTGGGCCGGCGCCCTCTTTTCTCTGCGACGCGGTGCTGGCGGGCAAGCTCGAGGCCGCCGAGCGGGATGCACGCATCAACAAGGCAGCCCTCGCCACCATCGCTGACCAGCACGCCGACGCGGTTGCGAAGCTCCGCGCCGCCCAGGAGCGCCAGGCCGGCGCCCGCGAAGCGCTGCTGCAGGAAGCCGTAGATGCGCTGGCACGGGAGAGGATGGCGCTCGCGCAGCGCGATCTCGAGATCGCGCAGCTGATCTACCGCGCGGCAGAACACGGCGGGCGTCGCAACCTCTCAACACTCGCGCTGACAGCACTCAACCGGCCCGGGGAACGCGCCACATCAGACATCCTCTCCGGGACTCGCCGCCTGTTCGATGCGCATGCGTGGACTGGCGAGCAGCATGCGGATGCCGGCGCCTACTGGCAATTGTTCGACGCCGAACTCGAGGCGCACGCCAACATCGACGAGCCTGCTGTGGGAGAGACGGAGGCTGCGTGACAACGAAATTCAGGCGCGTGGCGCGCGCGGCGGAATGCAACACCGCGTGCGCTTGGGCAACGCGCGTGTGGCCGGCGTACCGCATTGCGCTGGCAGGACCAGGAGACTGTGTCCTAAAAAACAGCTCCGGTCGGGACGCGGAGAACATTTGAGTCTTTGTGTCTCCGCCGCTGGTCCCGGCAGGCCGCTCCAGCGCCCCGCTCAGCGCTGGGGTGGCTGGCCCATCTATTTGAGCACCAACCCATATTTGATTGATGGAGGATAGATTTCATGACCCGCAAAACACTCACGGTCGCCACTGTGACCCGTGACGAGATTCCGACGCCATCGCCGGACAGCATGGTGATCGCACCTGACGGAATGGCACTGACGAAAGAAAATCTCGCCAAGCTGGCCGGCGGCCGCCAGCTCTACACATGGGGCGCTACACCCTTTACGACGACCCCGCCCGAAGCATCGCGTATCGATCCCGGCACTGTGTACACCGGAGACCGCGAGGTTTCCGACGCAGAGCTGCAGCGCCGCGACACCGCCGGGTTCATCCGCAGGTTGAACGCCAGGGCCAAGGAATTCTGGGACCGCAACCGCTACACCCCTTCCGGGAATGCACCGTCTCGGACGAGCGACGCAGCGAGCAGCAGCAGCAAGGCGCCGACCAACGCCGAGCTGAACGCGCGGGCGCGCAAGTTCTACGGCGGGCCGGACGCGGCGTAAACCACGAGCGCAGCACGACACCGCGCGCCCGCGGCGCGGTGGTGCTTTCGTGGAATCTAACGGAGAGTAACGCTCCCGCCGGAGGACGCGCGTGATTGAGAACTTCAGCTGGCAACGTCCCGATTACGGCAGCATCGTCGCGCAGCGCATCGCGACCCTGCGCCGGCTGCGTGCAACGCCTGGCGCCCTGGCGGCGATGCGGGCCGTCTATCGCGACGATCCCGCGCGCTTCATTGATGACTGGGGCTATACGAGCGATCCTCGCAACGTAGAGCGCGGCCTGCCCGCGGCGATTCCTTTCAAGTTGTGGCCGCGCCAGGTCGAGTGGTGCAACTGGGTGCTCGAGCGCTGGAAGCGCGGGGAGCCAGGCATAACGGAGAAGTCCCGCGACAGCGGCGTGAGCTGGCTCGCGATCGCGCTCGGGTCCACGCTGTGCCTGTTCAATCATGGGCTCGTCATCGGCTTCGGGAGTCGGAAAGAGGAGTACATAGATCAGCGTGGCGCGCCCAAGGCACTGTTTGAAAAGGCGCGGTTCTTCCTGCAGCACTTGCCTGCCGAGTTCCTGGGCGGATGGGAGCGCGATAAGCACGCACCACACATGCGCGTGCTCTTTCCGTCGACCGGCAGCGCGATGACCGGAGAGGCCGGCGACGGCATCGGCCGTGGCGATCGCACCTCGCTCTATCTCGTCGACGAGTCGGCGTTCCTGGAGAGGCCGCAGCTCGTGGACGCGAGCCTGTCCGCCACGACCAACTGCCGTATCGATATCAGCACGCCGAACGGCCGCGGCAACCCATTTGCTGAGCGGCGGCACTCTGGGCGCATTCCAGTGTTCACCTTTCACTGGCGCGATGATCCGCGCAAGGGGGAGGACTGGTATCGCCGCCAGGTCGCAACGCTCGACCCCGTCACGCTCGCGCAAGAAGTGGACATCAATTACAGCGCCAGCGTCGAGGGCATCGTCATTCCGGCCGCCTGGGTGAATGCGGCGATCGATGCGCACAAGAAACTCGGCATCACGCCGAGTGGCTCAAGGTGCGCGGCGCTCGACGTGGCCGACGAAGGCATCGACAAGAATGCCCTCGCCATGCGGCACGGCATCGCGCTCGAGCACCTCGAGAGCTGGAGCGGCAAGGGCGGGGATATCTTTGCCACCGTTGTCCGGGCCTTCGGCTTGTGCGAGCAGCTCGGCGTCGACTCGCTGGAATATGACGCGGACGGATTGGGCAGCGGCGTGCGCGGCGATGCGCGAATCATCAACGAGCAGCGCCAGGCCGCGAAAAAGCCCGCGATTTACGACAGCCCATTTCGCGGCAGCGCCGGAGTGCTGAATGATACCGGGCAGATGGTGCCTGGCCGGCTCAACCGCGACCTGTTCGCGAACCTCAAGGCGCAGGCGTGGTGGGCGCTGCGGCTGCGATTCCAGCGGACCTATCGAGCTGTGGTCGACGGTATGCGCGCTGATCCGGACGAGCTCATCTCGCTCGATTCGCGCCTGCCCGAGCTCACGCAGCTCGCGATGGAACTCTCGCAGCCGACTTACACGCTAAATACCGCAGGCCGCATCGTCATAGACAAAAAGCCGGACGGGGCGCGCTCACCGAACCTGGCGGATGCGGTCATGATCTGCTACGGACCTGGCTCGCGGGCCAATCTGATGCGGATGTGGACGCGGCTGGCGGGGTAAGGTGCCCTAAGACCTAGGGCCGATGTGATGGAGAGCTTCGCCTAGTCAAGATTTGTAACCACACAACCATGACATGGCTGCGGTCGTGCTATCGGTCCGCTGGCGTCACTGGGTGCTTGGTACTTCTTCTTCCGACGCGACGGCATACGGATAGACCCATTTGAACAACATTGGGGCCTTCTTTTCGCCGGGCGCTCCAGGGATGAGGCTCTCTCTGAAATTGTGCTCAAGCGTGGCAGTATTTTCGCGTAGAGCTGCCACGGCCGTCTCTCCAAGAACGAAGCGAAACTCACACGTTGGGCGAGAACGCTGGCCGGCGACAGTAACCGTACATCGCACGGTGTACTCTCCTGGCTGCCAGACAAAAGCATCGACAAGGAACTGCCGAATCTCCACATACTCAGCGCTGCGCTCTACGTCCCTAATCCAGGCAGCGCCAGGCCCTCGTAATCTATCAACGGCCCGACCGAGCGCGATGTTTAGACGTTCGAGGTTCTGCCAGCAGCTGATTTCCCGTGAGACGGTCTTTCGCTCAACGATCATTGTAGGTACCAGCACTATGGCGACTACATCTTGTGCGCGCTGATGTACAGCCGTCTCGCCGGAGCTGGATTCAGACTGAGAACCATGTTCTATGAGCTGTACGCAACGAAAGTCAGTTACCTGCCCGCGCTCGTGCCGCACGCTGTAGTCGATGCCGGTTACGAGAGCGGGGCGCCGCTCAGTGCGAAACGCAATCTTCGGGTTGAATAGCGGACCGAGTATTGTAAACCCGACCTCGATTTGGCCGCCGACGATAGGTGTAACCCTC